GATCAACTTGAAAATATGTTAATTGGTTTTGAATCTAGATTATCAGATCCAAAAATGAATCTTTTATTAGCTAAAGAAATGATTAGTAAATTAAAAGATAAAGTTGAAGAAATTAAAACATTAATTAGTTCAGAACAATAATAAGTTATGCTAACTCCAGAACAAATACAATCTAATTGGCATCATTTTCTTAATACTATTAAGCAATATATCTCAGGAGAACGAGGTGTTAAAATGCTTGATTTTTATAAGAAACATGAAGAACGCTTTGTAATGATGCCTGCTTCACATCGCCCACAATACCACAACTGTTTTCCAGGTGGTTATATTGACCATGTAAACCGAGTTGTGTCAGCTGCTCTTAAAATTGATGCTGTGTGGAGAGAAATGGGTATGATAGCTACTTACACAACTGAAGAATTAGTATTCTCAGCAATCAATCATGACTTAGGAAAATTTGGGGATGAAGAGCAACCAGCGTATATAGAACAAACAGATCAATGGAGACGAGATAAGTTGAATGAAACTTATATGTTTAATGACCGTTTAGAATATATGTCAGTACCTGATCGTGGTTTACATTTACTTATTAGTAATGGTATTTTACCTACTAAAAATGAGACATTGGCTATTAAGTTACATGATGGTTTATATGATGAAGCTAACAAGTCATATTTAATCACTTTTAATCCAGAGACTAAACCACGCACATCACTTATTTATGTTGTACATCAAGCAGATTTATTAGCTGCCAGAATTGAATTTGAAGTTGAGTGGTTACTTAAATTAACTAGCCCACGCCAACCAATTCTTTATCAACCTAAAAAAGACAATTTTAAATTAAATAAAAATAATTCGGCTGTTAAGCAGAAAGCACTTAAAAAAATGGTTAATCCAGCTTTAGCCGATATAATGAAAAATATATGATACTAGGAATTATTTCAATTGTACTTTGGGTGTTCACAATATTTGGGTATATTATTTGGAACTTAAATACTAAAGTAATTAAATTAGAACAAATTGCTTCTAAACAAAAATCTATTATTGATAGTATATCTACTATTATTGATGAATCAAGTAAACAACTTAATCAAGTTGAATTAACAGAAGCATTTAAATCAGATGATCAAATTGGTTTCTTCTTCCGTAATTTACAAAACATCCAAGATTCATTAAAACATTATTTAAGAAGCTAAGATGAGTGAAGAAATATTATTAACTAAGAAGGGGACTGTCCGTAAACGCAAACCAAAAACAGCTAATGTTTATTTTACTCAAGAAACTGAAGATGCTATCATTGAGTATTTAAGACTAAGAAGTCCTAAAAAACGAAATAAGATATTTAATGAAAAAATTAATTATGCCTTTCATAAATTGGCTGAAAATATCATTCATACTTTTAAATTTTATTATACAGAAGTGGATACAATCCCTGAGCTCCAACATGAGGTTGTTGCCTTTCTTCTTGAAAAGTTACACCTATATGATCAAAGTAAGGGAAAAGCTTATTCTTACTTTGGTACTATTGCTAAACGCTATCTTATTCTATATAATAATGCAAATTATAAGAAGTTAAAAGATAAAGCACCTGTTGAAGCTGTTGATGAAGATAAATCAATATTAATTGATTTAGTGAACATTAGTGAAAAAAATAATAATCTTGAACCTACATCATTTTTGAAACAATTCACTAAGTATATTGATCATAATATGTTTATATTATTTCCTAAACAACGTGATGCTCAAATAGCTGATGGTATAATGGAATTATTTAGAAAAAGTGAAAATTTAGATATTTTCAATAAAAAAGCCTTATATATTTACATTAAAGAAATGACTGAGGCATCAACACCTCAAATTACTAAAATAATTAAACGTCTAAAACTCATATATGTTCATAAGTATAATGAATTTTATGAGCATGGACGTATCACTATGGCGTTATAACTCTTTTCGCCTTCCATATTTATATAAAATAGAATATGGATTTTAACCAAGTTATATTTAAAGACAAAACCTTTTCAAGTCTTCTTGAAGATATATACAAGAATGCTAACCGTAAAGAAAAGGAAATTAAATCATTAATAGACCAGCTCAAACCAATGATTCAAGAGCCAGGTGATGCCATGATGCTTGTTCCATTACTTAAAGAATATATGGAAATAGCTGTTAAGAATGATGAGGCCTTAATTAAAATGGCTGGTATTGTTCAACGCGCTATATCTAACACTCAAGGTGAGGGTGATGGAGGTATATTAAGTGAACGTGATAAAGAATTATTATTTCAAGAAATAAGTGGTATTAAAATTGAAGAGCCAAAACAATTAGAAAATGGGAACTAATAATACCATAACTACTGGAGGAAAAACTGAATATAAAAATAATAATGGATTTAGTGGAGGAAAAAACTCTATTTTTAATAAAAATAAAGAACCATACTCATATGGATTTGTTGTAAAGACAAATTTAGATCGATCTATAATTTATAAACCAATAGGAGATAATTTATCATCTACTGTAACAGGTAAAGCTGTTCCATTTTATACTAATAATACTCAAACACCTGGAATAGGTGATATTGTTCCTTTATTAAAAGGACCAAACAATACAGTTGGTGACATATTGTCTCAATATGAAAGAATATCATATTATTTAAACCCAGTTACTATTAATCAGATTATTAATAATAATTCATCAATACCTTCAAATGGAAATAGAGATATTGATAATAGTACTAATTCATATAGTAATAATGATATAGGAACTAAGTCAACCATATCTAATAAACAAGAAATAGTTAATAATCAATTAATTGTTAAAAATTATTTTAAAAATTTAGGTTTATCTAAGGAAGTAACAGCTGGAATAATGGGTAATATTCAAGCTGAATGTGGATTTAAACCAAGTGAAGGATATGATGATCTTAATGGCTTTACAAGCTATGGTTTAATACAATGGAATGCTAAATACTTTGATATAAAAAAATTAGCTTCACCTCCACAAGGAACATCATTAATTGAGCATCAATTACCTTTTATAACAGATGTCTCTTTTACAAGATCATATAATGACTTTACAAAAGCAGTAAGCAATACAAGTCCATTAACTGCTGATATAGCAGCCTATCTTTTTGCTTCTACAGTTGAAAGATGTTATGGTTGTACTGAAGGAATAGATGTTTACAGAGCTGGAAAAAGTCATAAACGTGGCACATTTTCTCCTTCTAAAAGAAGTAGATACGCTAATGATTTTTATAATAGATTTAATGATGCTAATGATCTTTTACATTGGACTTAATTAATATAAATTATGGCTGAAAAAAAGTATTTTAGACAAGTTAGTAGTGGAAATATAAGTATTGAAGGAACTGATGCTAATGGAATAACTCTAACTAATGGAAACACTTATATATATTCAGGTGATAATCCATTAATTGATGATCCTAATCAAACACCAGACCCAAATAAAAAAGTACAACCTGCTGATCCAAATAATACATTATCATATATAGCTATAACTAAAGAAGGAACTATTAATGTTAATATTGGTAACACAAATCAACAATCATTAAATATACAAAATAATAATGATATAGTTAATACTAATAATATCCCACAAAAACCAGGCAAAGCAATTATAATAGGTGATAGTCAGACAGAGTCAATTAAAGCTAACTCTAAACTATTAGAACCTATAGGACCACAAGGTGTATTATGGAAAGTAGGTTGGAATTTAAAGAACTTAAATGAGGCTATAAAAAAATATATTGGTAATCAAGAAGTAGTTAAAGTTTTTATCAATATTGGTACTAATGATGGATATCAAGAAACAACTAGTATTAAAGATTTTATTGATGTAGTCAAAGAAAAATTTCCTAGTGCTACTAATGGATTATATGTGTTTGGTGGGAGTTATGGATGGGGTAATCTTAAAAATACAAAAGTTGATACTTTAACACCTTATTATAAGAAATTTACTGATGTTGGAGTTTTTAAATTAAAAAATGATATTGGATATTCATCTAATCATCCTAATGATAAAACACCAGGTATAGTAGCTGTTGGTAAAGAAATAGATGAAATTATAAGTTCAACACTTGTTCCCGCTGTTATAAAACAACAAACTCAACAAAAAACAACTATAGAAAAAACTAACATAAAAGAATCAACAATAATTGAATTAGAAGAAGAGAATTTATATGATGATGAATTTAATAATCTTCCAATTGAAGAACAACCAACTCAATTATATGATATAATAACACCAACAGATCCAGGTGTTCTTACAATTGACTATACTAATCCTACTATTTATAGTAAATATTTTGTTACTAGAATTAAAGGACAAACAATAAAACGTGAACGTGTATCAAAAGTAAACAAAAAAGCTACTCTAACTAAAAATTATACACTAGATGGGGACCGTATTAGTCCAGACCAATGTCAATTTTATTTTGGAGATAAAACACCATATATACCTCAGTATAATAACTGGGGATGTCTTGTAACATCAATTACAATGATAGCTCAAGCATCTGATGTTAATATAACTCAAGAGATGTTTTATAATAAACCTTCTTATAAAAGAATACCTCCATATATTCTAGATGGTAATAATTTGAATTTTAGAAAACTTAAAGAAGATTTTCCAAGTTTAATAAGAGAAAATGATCCAACTAAAAAAACTACAGTTCAAATTTTTGAAGCTTATAAAGATAGATTAATAAAAATTCAAAGACCTATAGTTATAAGAATACGTGGAACTACAAATTTTAGTAGAGGTCATTATGTCACAGCTGTAGGTATAACTATAGATGGTAACATTATAATTCATAATCCTTCATCACAAAAAATTGCTTTTTCTGATCAAGTTATTAATTCTACAGTATGTTTAGGAACAGACCAACCTTCAGATAATGGAAGAAACTATGATATAATTTATATTTCTTAAAACAATGGCTAAAACTTACAATAAAGAACAAATATTATTATCATCAGGACGATTAGTATTTAATGCTCGTTCTAATGATATTTTTATAACTGCTAAACATTATATTAATTTATCAGCAGGTGATAAAGTAACTATTGATGTGGGTATTGAAGATAGTGATAATGAGGAAAATATGTTTTTAGTTAATGCTCCTAAAATGCAGTTAGGTTTAGATATAAATGGCCAAGCAGAGCCAATTACTAAAGCAGATGAGTTAGAAGGAGTATTAAATGATCTTATAGATGCTATATCAACATATAGTGACATGGTACAAGCAGCTGCCATAGCACCAGGTCCACTAATGGCAGCTTTATTAATTCCAGCTACAACAATGTTAAAAGGAAAATTATTTCAAGTTAAAGCTGATATGATTAATTTCAAATCAGAAAAATCATTTACAATCTAATTATGCCCAAATTTACATATGAAATAAAAAAATCAGGCTTCAATCAAACTATTACAGTTTTTGATAATGGAAAATCAATATATAGTAACAATTCTCCAACATCAACAGAAGCTGATTTAGTACGAATAGCTAAAGTTGCTTTAAGAGATAATTATGGATCTGGTGTTGATCAAATGGTTAAAGTATCAAGTCCAACTTTATCTACACCTGCTGCTTCTTCTTTACCAACTACACCTGCTGCTTCTTCTATCTCTGAAAAACAACAAAATGTTAAACAAAGTGAAGAAAAAGTAAATCAAATATCTCAACAACAACAAGATAAATTTAATAATTTATCAAATTCTTTACAAGATCAAGCAAATATGGCTAAATCAATAGCTAAAACAGCTGTTGTTAGTATTGTTATATCTTTATTAACTAAATTTATTAATAATGATATAGTAATTAACGCCACTATTAGTAATTTAATTAAAAAAACAAAAAGAAAATTAAAAAATAAAGGTCGTGTGGAAGTTAAAAATAAAGTAGCTATAGTTTTTTATCCTAAATTTTCAGGTGATTATTCTCCATATAAACAAGAATTTGAAAGAAAAAAAAATAATTTATTAAAAGTTATAAAGATAATGAAAACTATCCTTGATAGTTTAGTTATTGTTCTTAGACTTATAAAAACTGCTTTAGCTATTATTCAATTAAAGTTAAAAGTAAAAAAAAAGAAATTACTAACTACAGCTATCTCTTCAGGTCCTGAGTTAGCCAGTCCATCACCATCTAAACCAATTACTGGTCAATATTTAATCAGCAAAGAATCTGATGATCAAGTAACTAAAGACTTAGAAGATAAAATTAAAAATTATATTTTATTAATAACATTTGTTCAAACTATATTAAGAACATTTCAACAAGCATTAACTAGAGCTAAATTTAAAGTTGAGAGATTAAGTTTTAACACAAACATAAATATAGCTTTAAATGTTGATGGTGATTCTAGTAAATCTAAACAAGATAATACTGATTCAACTATATATAATAATGGTACTCGTGATTATACTATTGAAGTAATTACAACACCAGCTGGTGATTTACAAGCTATTGCTTATGATACTTTTAGTAAAATGAAAATAACTCAAACAGCTCCTAGTAAAATACGTAAAGCTGATGAATTAATTGAAGAACTTAAGTTAATACTTGGATAACGAAAATATTTATAGACATGAAAGCTGATACATTTGTAAAATTATTACGTAAAGTTATACGTGAAGAGGTACAAGCTGTTGTGAGGGAAGAGCTTGGAATATTGCTTGAGGCACCAGACCTTAAGCCAGTGGTGGCAGAGACCAAACAAACCACTGTGAAAAATTCCATGGTTGAATCTATAAAACCTGCCAAACCTACACAGCCCTTAAAACCAAAAACATTTACTAATAATAATATTTTAAATGAGATATTGAATGAAACAGCTACTACTAATGATTGGAAGTCATTAGGTAATATGGATTCTACAATGGCTCAAGGCTTTGGTGGACCAATTAATATTCCTGTTGTTAATAGTGTTGATCAAATGTTAGCCAATACTAGACCAGCTGGGGATATTAATGCTGTTAAAATTGATGTTGTGCCTGATTTTAGTGCTTTAATGAGTAAAATGAAACAAGACGGTAAAATCTAATGTTAAATAGACCCGCATATAGACTTAACCCACAAGATGTAGGCCAAAAAAAGGGCATTGGTATTAATGTTTTATTTAATAATAACACTAATGTTTTTAATCAAACATTTACAACTAAAGAACAAGTTAAATCTAATTTAATAAATTATATATTAACAGATAAAGGTGAGCGTTTTTTTAATCCTCAATTTGGTGGAAATTTAAGAGCATCTCTATTTGAACCAGATACAACTTTTGATAGTGTAGCAGCTAGATTAGAGACAGAAATAATAGCATTTATACCTAATATTATTATTAGAGATATAATAATTAAAAAACAATCAGATTTAAATCTTATTAATTTAGTTTTAGAATACTCTATTAATAACCAAAATGATAATTTAGTGATAAATGTTTCAACAACTAATTTAAGCAGATAATAATGGCAAATGTACCTGATATAAAATATTTTGATAAAGACTTTAATACATTAAAGCAAGACTTAATTAATTATGCTAGAACCTACTTCCAGAATAATTACATGGACTTTAGTCCATCTGCTCCTGGAAATATGTTTATAGAAATGGCTGCTTATATAGGTGATATTTTATCATTTTACACTGATACTCAATTACAAGAAACATTATTACTATATGCTCAAGAGAGAAAAAATATTATAGCTTTAGCTTATGCTTTAGGATACAGACCCAAAATAACATCAGTTTCAACAGTTAATTTAGATGTTTATCAATTATTACCTTCTGATGGAGCACCTAATTATGCTCCTGATTTTCGATATACTTTAAGATTAGGTAAAAATTCTAGTGTTAAATCTATATCTAAACCAAATATTACTTTTATAACTCAAGATCTTGTTAATTTTAGATTTTCATCTTCATTTGATCCAACAACTATAACAATATATCAATATTATACAGGTACTACTAATCCACAATATTATTTACTTAAAAAACAAGTTGAAGCAATATCAGGACAAATTAAAACAACTACATTTAATTTTGGTAATCCTGAACAATTTCCAACTGTTGTTATTAATGATTCAAATATTATTCAAGTATTAAGTGTGACTGACAGTGAAAATAATCAATATTATGAAGTACCTTATTTAGCTCAAGATACTATATTTGATGAAACATTAAATATATCTATGAATGAGCCTAATTATTATAATGATAATGATAATGCTTGTTTCTTATTACGTCTTAAAAAAGTAGATAGACGTTTTGTAACTCGTTTTAATGATGATAATAATTTACTTTTAGAATTTGGAAGTGGTGTAACATCATCACCAGATGAAGTTATTATTCCAAATCCAGATAATGTTGGTATAGGTTTAGTAGATGGTATTAGTAAATTAAATATGGCTTATGATCCATCTAACTTTCAATATACAAATGAATATGGTGTTGCTCCTTCAAACACTACTTTAACAGTGACTTATTTAGTTGGAGGAGGAGCAGAAGCTAATTTACCATCTGATGATATTGGATTAGGAAGTGTTGTTAATATAACTGTAGATAATTTTAATTTAAATAATTCTATTTTAACAATAGTTGAAAACTCACTTCGTTTCAATAATCCAGAACCATCATCAGGTGGTGGACCTGGTGAAACAACAGAACAAATACGTTTACAAGCTTTAGCTAATTTTCCAACTCAAAATAGGAATGTAACTAAAGCTGACTACTTAGTTCGTGCTTTATCAATGCCAGCTAAATTTGGTTATATAAGTAAAGCTTATGTATCTCAAAATTATTTAGTTGCTAATGACACTGATAAACAAAATTTTATCACTAATAATCCATTAGCACTTTCAATTTGTGTTTTATCAACAGATATAAATGGTAAAATAACTACAACTTCTAATACTATTAAGCAAAATCTAAAAACATATTTATCTTATCATAAAATGGCTAGTGATGCTATTATTATTAAAGATGCTTATTATGCTAATATAAAAATTAATTTTGATATCTCAGTTTTACCAGCTTATAATTCACAAGAAGTATTAACTAAAGCTATAACAGAAATACAAAATTATTTTAATATAGATAAATGGCAAATTAATCAACCAATTATTTATTCAAATATATATAATTTAATTGGAGCTGTTAAAGGTGTTCAATCAGTAATTAATGTTGATATTACAAATCTAGCTGGAGGTAATTATTCACCATACTCATATGATATAAAAGGTGCCACAAAACAAGGTGTTATTTACCCATCACTTGATCCTATGATTTTTGAAGTGAGATTTCCTGACACTGATATTTATGGTAAAGTAGTAACCTATTAAAATTTAAATATATGGACTTAAATAAACTTAAAGGACACATTCCAGATGGTGTTATAACTCAAATTCCTGAGGTAATGGAAAAATTCAAAATTGACACAGCTGTTAAGTTGTCTCATTTTTTATCTCAATGTGGACATGAATCAGGTGGTTTTAAAGTAGTTAATGAAAACTTAAACTATGGAGCTAAAGGTTTATTGACAATATTTAAAAAATACTTCCCAACAGAAGATAAAGCTAAATTATATGAGCGTAAACCAGAAAAAATTGCTAATTTAGTTTATGGGGGACGTATGGGTAATGGTGCTGAAGCTACAGGTGAAGGTTATAAATTCCGTGGCCGTGGCTATATTCAATTAACTGGTAAAGCTAACTACATTGAATTTGATAAAGTTGTTCCTGAAAATTTAGTTGAAACACCAGATTTAGTAGCAACAAAATATCCATTATTATCAGCTGCTTGGTTTTTTCATAAGAATTGCTTAGGTAAATGTGTTGATGCTTCTGATGCATCTGTATTAGCTGTGACTAAATGTGTTAATGGAGGTACAATTGGTTTACCAGACCGCCAAAAACACTTTAAAGAATACTACAATTTATTGAAATAATTTCTATAATTAGCCCATATTTATACTAGAATAATACTATTATAAATGGGTGTTTACAAAATATTTCCTTCACAGGACACAACAATCTACTCAGATTATCCAACTTTAAATGCTGGATTAGATGCTATTTTAGATTTATCTAAAAAATTATCTATTAATACTCCATCATCATCAACAGCACGTATTTTAATTCAATTTGATAATGATGACATTTCTGATGTTATAGCTAAATCAGGAGTTAATTATACTGCTTCTTTAAAACTATATAATGCCAATGTTGATGGGATTCCAACTAATTTTAATATTGAAATTAATCCAATTTATGAAAGTTGGGATATGGGAACAGGACGTTTTAATAATATTCCTGAAACAGATGATGGTTGTAGTTGGGAGTATAGAAGTGCTAATCAAACAAATGCTTGGGATACTGCTGGATTTCCAGCTAATATAACAGCTTCATGGTTACCTGGTAATGCTGGAGGAGCTAATTATTATACATCATCTGGTTATAATAAGTATCAAACATTTAATTATTTTTCATCTAAAGATATTAATGTTAATGTCACATCAATTGTAGCTGCTTGGACAGCTAGTGTGATTTCAAATAATGGATTTATTATTCGTAATACAGGTTCAATTGAATTTAATCCAAACTACAAATATACATTTAATTTCTTTTCTAGAGATACTAACACAATTTATCCTCCATGTTTAGAATTTAAATGGAGGGATAATATAGATTTTAATAATACAGGATCATTATCATATGTAGGCGATAATAATATATTAGTATCATTATCAAATAATAAAAATATTTTTTATGATAGTGAATTTGTTAAGTTTAGAATATATGCTAAAGACAAATATCCAGTTAGGTCATTTGTAACTAGTTCTTTATATATTAATAATAAATTATTACCAACAGCTTCATATTATTCTATTATTGATTTACAGTCAAATACTAAAATAATTGATTTTGATACTTCAGCCACTCGATTAAGTGTTGATCCAACAAGTAGTTTTTTTATGTTATATATGAATGGATTAGAACCAGATCGTTATTATAAAGTACAAATTAAATCACAAATTGATGGTGGTACTTACATTTATGATGATGATTATTATTTTAAAGTGTTACAAACTATTTAATAATGGCAACTTATAATAACACAGTAAATAACTCAGTTAATAGAACTTCTTTAACAGTTTCATCTCCAAATTCTAAAACTAATCAATCTGAACAAATACAAATACAAAAAACTATTTATGGTTTACAAAGTTTTAATAATGTTATAAATACTAATTTTAAACAATTAGCTAGATCACAAGCAGCTGTTGTTGAGGGAGAAGCTACAATTGAACAAGATATTCAAAACTTTTTTGAACAATATAATGCCTTATTTTATAATATTCCTCCTTCTGGTTCAGAAAATTCTCATCTAGGATTAGCTACTCGTAGTTTAGAATATTTAGGTGTATCTTTAGATGACTTAACAACAGAAATCTCTAACTTAAGAGAAGAAAATATTGAATTAAAAAATCAAATATTACTAGAAAGTAATATTAATACAGGAACACAAATATAATATGTCAACAACTGTTATAAAATTACCAAGAAATAATAATATCCTATCAGGATCATCATCAGCCACTTTAGTTCCATCTAGAGAGATGATGCGTGTTTTTGGTAACTCTGAAGATTATGTTGAATTACATGTTGCTAATCCAGCTGGTAATATTTTATATTCTGTTATTCCTTTTAAAGGTTATTCAATTCCAGGAACATTTTTACCAACATCTGGATCTATATCTTTAAAAGAATTATTATTTGATCCATCTTTAGATTTAAAAAATTTAGGATTACAATTTGGAGAATTTAAAGTAATATATAATATTTTAAGACCTAAAATAGATCTAACTTATAATAGAACTTTTTTTATAAAAGAAATCTCAGCAGATAGAACTGAAATTAGATTATCAACTAATAATATATCAAATTCTGTTCTACAACAATCTGCTCTTGATTTTATTTATGATTTTCAAAGTACTCCTTATTTTAAAGAATTTTATCTAAATCTTGGACAAAATAGATTAATACCAGCTATTAATATAGCTTTAGATTTAGGATCTTTAGTATTAAATAGTAATATTCCAACTCCAACAATATTAATTAAATTACTTAATCCTTTACCAACTAATATTGATATAAATACTTTAGTTAGTATTGTTGATGCAATATCTAACCCACAAGAATTTAGTGTTAGTATAACTATTGATCCTGTTCCAATTACATTTCCAACATTACGTGGACCTAATTTTGATTTAGATTTAGATAACTTAAGAGTAGGACCTACACCATATTTTAATTTTAATCAAATTACTAGTTCACAAGCATCATTTGGACCATTACAACAATTACTTGGTCAATTAAGTGCTTCTAATTTTGCTATTAATATTGATTATGATAATTTTGAATATACTGAGTGGGTTCATTTTTCATCAGCAGCTCGTAGATTAGAAGGATTTAAATATAAATTAAATAATATTGAATTATATTCATCTGCTTCATCTTCAGCAGCTGCTAGTTCTACACCAACAGCTCAATTAGATGCTCAATTATATAAAAATAAAATAAATCAAACTATTCAAAATTTTGATGGTTTTGAACAACATTTATTTTATACAAGTGGTTCTTTTTCTTGGCCAAAACAAAATTCAGTTAAACCATTTGTAAATTATTCAGTTACATCCTCCCAAGCTATAAGTTGGTATAGTGGTAGTTATTTATCTGCCTCATTGTATGATGATAATAACCAAAACTATTTACTATATGCTATGCCTGGTTATATAGCTGAGAATAATGACAATGAGTTAGTATTTAAATTTGTAGCTTCAATAGGCCAAATGTTTGATGATATTTGGATTCATATTAAAGCTATAACTGACTTATATAAGGCTAAAAATGCTTTAGATCAAGGTATATCTAAAGATGTAGTATACTTTGCTCTTCAATCCATGGGTATTGATACCTATACAGATGAAGATGGTACTAATGTATTTAAATATTTGTATGGTGTAAATCCTGATGGTTCCTATTTACCTAACACAGGTTCATACCAAACACTAATTAGTGCTTCTCAATATCAAATACCTGGTCAAGATCAACAAAAAGGTATTTATAAACGTTTATATCATAACTTACCTTTATTACTTAAATCTAAAGGTACAACTCGTTTTATTCAATATTTAAATACTATATTTGGTATTCCACCAACTGTAATGTCTTATCTTGAATATGGTGGTGTTGATAAAATTGAATCTACTAGTGAATATGAATATGATAGATTTACTTATGCTTTAAATGTTAGTGGTTCAAATACAATAAATATACCTTGGAATTATACATCACAAAGTTTAGTTAGAACAGGATATAATGATATTGCTCCAAATGGTATTGAATTTAGATTTAGAGCTTATCCAACTGCATCAAATATATTATTATCTAATTTCACTACTCAATCATTATTCTATAGTGGTTCTGATATTCAATTTAATTTATTATATACTAGTACTGCTTCAGCAAATTCTATATATTCAGGTAGTGTAGGTGATTTTGGATATTTTCAATTTAAATTAGGTGGATTATCTGTCACTTCTTCTACTATTCCTATTTATCAAACAGGATCAAACACTAATTCTAATAATAATACTGATTGGTATTCAGTATTAGTTCAAAGAACAAATCCAAATTTAAGAATAAATGAGACTGGTTCTTCTCAAACATATGAATTTTTTGTTAAAAACAATGTTTGGGGAGAAGTAGGACATAAGACAAGTGCTAGTTTAACTACTAACACAGCTGTTTCCAACTCATTATGGTATCAACAAGGTGCTATAACATTTGGAGATGGATCTTACCCATTTAGTGGTTCATTACAAGAACTAAGATTATGGTCTAATTATGTGTCTGAATCAGCTTTTAATTCTCATGTATTAAATCCTGAGTCAATTGAAGGTAATTATACATCTTCAGCTTATAATGATTTAGCTGCTCGTTTTACTTTGGGAAATAACTTATACACTTATAATCATAGTGTCACAACAGCAGTAAATTCAACAGCTCCTAATCAAACAATTCAAGGATGGACAGCTTCATTTAGTAATTTTTCTAATCAAAATAACTATGTTTCATTTGTAGAAACATATTATGCTGATACTCCAAACTCAGGATATGCTAATCCAGTAACTGATAAAATAAGAATTGTAAGTAGTAGTTTATATGGTACTCAATTATTACCTAATAAAAGTATTATTTTACAACCTACTTTACCAACATCAAAAGATATACACTTACTAGATGCTGGTTTATCACCACAAGATGAAATTAATAAAGATATTATAGCTCAATTAGGTTCAACTTATACAATTGATGAATTTATAGGTGATCCTAGAGGTAGTGGTTATAAAGCTTTAGATAATTTAAGATTTGATTATTTTAAAAAATATATTAATACATTTAATTATAAAGACTTTATAACACTAATTAGTTATTTTCATAATTCACTCTTCAGAACACTTAAAGATTTTACACCAGCTAGAACTAATGTAGCTACAGGTATTGTTATTAAACCGCATTTACTTGAAAGACCAGATGTTAAAATACTAGCTCCTCAAGTAGCTAGACATAATAATCAAAGTGGTTCTATTAATACTTTATTTATCACAGCTAGTAATAGTGGTGATTATAGTCAATCACTTTATAATTACACTGTTAAAAGTAATTTAGGACTAGTAACTATGACATCTGATGGTAGAGATTTCTTTACAGGTGAATTACCATCATCATCTATATTCATACATGATGATTTTGATATAGCTAATTTTAATCCTTTTGCTATTAATTTTAAACCAAAGAATACTAGTTCATACTCTGAGAGTATTTGGAATGTTGAATTTAATCCATTGCTAAATAATGTTGAATTAAATCAAAATTCAAATATTAAAAAAAAGATAACACTTATATCAGGTAATGCTTTTTATATATCAGGAAGTCAATATGTAACTGAAAGTTATCAATATCAAGATTTCACAGACACATACCAACGTCATACAAGACCAAGATATGAAGGTTCAACTACAACAAGTACTTTATATAATGTATTTTCAAATGGTGATACTACATTTGGTAAAACAGCTACTATAGATAAAAATACAAGACAATTTGCTTTCTTTAGTGAAGTAGCAGCTTCAGGATCTGATTTACTCTCAATGCCTGAGCGTTCAAATGTTTATATTAAATATCTAATTGATGAAAATAGTAATTTAACTGAACTAACAAAACGTAATTATGATTTATTAAGTGAAGATCAAAAGTATAATTTATATCAAGTACAAAATACATTTAAATCAGGAGAAACAATTAATATAGGATTATTTGATAACCAAAATCCATCTAAGCAACAAATATTAGATGGTAATAAACCTATATTTGCTGGTGGATTTAGATTTTATCCTGTATTATGGAATAGATTTGGAGATGATACTTTAAATTATATTTTAGTTAAACCTAAACTAACTAATGTTTCAACACAAGGTGGTGCTGGTGCTGGTTTACTTGCTAATTTTAATGGCTCAGCTCAATCTGGTGGAACACAAGCTCCATTTAATGTAGAACTTATTGATGTCACTGTAAATTATATTGGAGTAACTCCATTAAGTAATGCTGTTAATGTCACTGGAGTTGTTACTTTTGATCAACCAGGAAATATAGGTTTAAACTTCTTATTCTTTTCAATTCCTATCACTCCTAGTCAATTAACAAATACAGTAGTTTTAAATACAAATCATGTTGGTACAGTAACTAATATTACAACTACCCTAACATCAGTTTTACTTCAATCAGGTGGAGGTAGTGGATTTGGTGGTTTAAGTAATGTTAGCACTTACTTAAGTTCATCATTAGATCCATCTCCATTTTTTAAAGTACATGTTAGTCAATCAAATGTATTAATAGCTTCAAAAGTAATATCTGAATTTTATTATAATGTTATTAGTGGTAGTTATGTTAGTGAAGGATTTTATTTTGATGGTGATGACTCTCATATGTTTACTCAATCATTAATTACAATGTATGGTGAAGCTGATTATCCATTTATTTTAAATTCTGGTGATTTAGTTAGATTACACAATCTTTCATCTTCAGCTGAAGGATTTTCAATAATAGAAGAATATGAAGTAATTAATGTTCATACTCCAACATCACTTACTGATTCAATGTCATTGTCATTAAATAGAAATATTGATTTAGGATGCATACAATCATTTTCAGCTAATAATTTAACTGGTAGTATTAGTAAATATATTTTTAGTAGAAGAATACCTGATGAAACAAATATTGTTATTAGTTATAAAAAACGCTCAGGACAAACATCAGCAGGTATTGTTAAAAATATTAATTTAGCACCTAATGTTGATGTTAAATTAGCTAATATTGTAAGTGACTTAAAGAGTAAAATATTTAGTACAGTTCTTATTCCATAATATATTTATATAAAACACATTGAAAGATGTCATATTTAAACAACCAATTAGTAACAATTGATGCCGTGTTAACAAAAAAGGGCCGTGAATTAATGGCTCGTAATGACGGCTCATTCCAAATCACACAATTTGCATTAGCAGATGATGAAATTGATTATACTTTGTATAACCCAACTCATCCATCTGGTTCAGCTTTCTTTGGTGAAGCAATTGAAAAAATGCCTTTATTACAAGCATTTACAGATGATACTCAAAACTTAAAATATAAATTAGTAACTTTACCACGTGGTACTTCTAAATTACCTGTATTAAATCTTGGATATACAACTGTGACATTACGTCAAGCCGCCGCTATCAATATTACTCCTCAAACATTAAATTACTTAGGAGCTGTTTCAACTTTTGAACCATCTGGTTACTTAATGACTGTGGGAGATTCAAGATTCTTAAGTACATTTGCTGGAACTGGTATTGATACTACTGGTTTGGCAATTAGTACAACTATTCCAAATTCAAGTGGTGCTAATTTATCTAGAAGTCAAATTGGTACTTCATTTAGTTTAATTGCAACAACAATTAATACATTATTTGGTACTTCAGCTTTACCAGGAGCTACTATCACAACAACAATAACTGTAACTGGTAGAGATAGTGGGGCTAGAATAACTATACCTTTAACTATAACTAAAACCTAATTAATATATGTCATTTATAGCATTTAATCCTGAAGACTCAGTAATAAGTTCAGATGTTTCAATTTCTCCAATGTGGACTGGAAATGTAACTACTTTAACTACTTTTCATTCAAGTTCAACTCAAGAAGCTTCAACTCCAGGTAAATTTTATTTAGATGTTTATCAAACATCTTCATCTGATTCTAGTGCTGAAATTCAATTTTCTATAGCTTATGGACATGTAAGTGGCTCAGGCTCAGCTTATTTTAATCCATCTATTATTGATAAAACTCCTACTAGAGATATCTATGGACAATTTAGAACATTACTTTATGGAGATGAAAATACAAATATAACATTTGGATCATCAGTTAATACATCTAAAGATATTATTGTATTATCAATTAACAGAGCACGTTTTAAAGAATCATTTAATCCTGGTTCAATAACATTAACATTAGCTACTGGTAGTAATGTTTTAAAATTAACTGATGATTCAACTGTCACATCCACAGCAACTTATATTGGTACATGTCGTGTTTATCAATTATTAAGTGGATCTTTTGATAGTGTTTTTTCTTCAAATTATACTGTAAGTGGTTCTTATGGATTGATGATTCCTGATGAAGGATTAATCATATTAAACCCACGTGCTTTAGCTAATCCAGTAGGTAGTTTAGGTGGTTTAAATGTGACTTGGAATGAAGATAGTTCCAATACTGTGGCTTCAGCTAATCCATCTTTTAATTATAATAATAGAAAAACATTTGATTTATTAAAATCAGGAGCTAGTTTCCGTTTACAAAACTATGAAACTATTTCATCACGTTATTTCTTTGTACGTGTTAAAAATGCTGATAATAATTACACTACTAATCCAACTGTGATTGATTCAAATGGTAATTTATTATATACATCATTAATTTATAATCCACAGACATTTATAACAACTGTAGGTATGTATAATAATGTTGGTGATTTAATTGCTGTTGCTAAATTAAACAAACCATTAATAAAAGATTTTACTAAAGAATTATTATTACGTGTTAAATTAGATTTCTAATGTTCTGCCAATGTCAGTGTTTAAACGAATTAATGTATCAGACTCATTTGTAGTTCCATATACAGCAAATAAAAGCTGGAATATATTATCTGGGTCTTTAACTGACTTTCAAATCACAGTAAATGCAGGTGTTAAGTTCACTAGTTCATTATTTGATCCACATAATGAGCTTGAGACTAATGGTCAATATGATCGTTTAGTTTATGACATGATAAACACAACTTATTATCCTAACTTTTTACCAACATATGTTAATACAAGTTCAATGCAAGGTACTATTTTTAATGATGGTACTTTATCTACATCTTCATATTATAATGGATTTATTGAATTAGGTAATTTAGATACAATAAAATTTTTTCCAACTGGAAATGGATCATTAATTTATGTTATTAATTTCCCACGCCAATTAACTGGTGATAAAATATTACCAACTACTTTAGAATTATCATATATAAGTGCTTCATCAGCTACTTATAAAATTTTTGATGATGGAAATTATAATTTACGTTTTAGTGGTAGTAATGTGAGTTCATCTATTGGAACATTACTATCTCAAAGTTCATATATTGGTAATGTATTTTATGAGCAAAATATAGCTGTATTAAGTATAATTCCTGATGGATTTATGCCAACCCCAACTCCTACTCCCACTCCAACTCCTACTCCAACTCCTACTCCAACATCAACACCAACATCCACTCCTACAGCTACACCAACTGCAACACCAACTGCAACACCAACTGCAACACCTACACCAACTGTAGCACCAACTGCAACACCAACTGCAACACCAACCGCAACACCTACAATAACTCCAACACCAACTGCAACACCAACTGCAACACCAACCGCAACACCTACAGCAACACCTACAATAACTCCAACCCCTACAATAACACCAACACCAACAGAAACACCAATACCTACATGTACAGCTTATACTTTAGTAAACAACGCGGGTGGTAGTATTACTTGGAGTGCCACAGATTGTAATGGAAATCCAACTGGAACTACAGTTAGTCCAGGTGGAACTGTAGGCACAGGATGTTTAATTGATGGAACAGAAAGTTTTGGTGGATTAACTATACAATCTCAAGCTCAATGTTAATTTATTTAATAAAAATAAAATGATTAGAACTATAGTACCAAATTTTGATGTTAGTTTTAAAAACAACCATGTTGTTTATGAGACTTTTATCAAATGTACTATAAAAGACTATGAATTTAATACATCATATAATCCAACATTATTATCAGGTTCACAAGGTATATTAACACCATATAGTTCATCAATTAATGGAAATATTGTTTATACAACATCAGAAAATAATTATGGTATATTAAAAGATTTCACTACTGGATCTATTTCAGGTTCAGAGTTTTCACCATATGTGTCTACTGTTGGTTTATATAATGATACTAATGATTTATTAGCTGTTGGTAAAATGGCAACTCCAATTCCTATCTCATCAAATACTGATATGACATTTTTGATCAAATGGGATATTAATTTTAAAGATATTCCATTATCATCATCTATCTAAACATCTATTTTTAATATTTATATAAAATAATGTTATGAAATGGAACTACTGGGATAAATTAAATCCTGAAGACTACATTGGTTTTGTTTACAAAATCACTAATTTAACAGATGGTAAATTTTATGTTGGTAAAAAGTATTTTTGGTACAACAAAAAGAAAAAACTAACCAAAAAACAACTCGCTGAATTACCACCAACTCCAGGCCGCAAACCAACACATGAAGTTATTCGTGTTGAAAGTGACTGGAAAACATATTGGGGTTCATCAAAAGAATTACTCAATGATATTAATGAACTAAGTCCAATGTTTTTTGAGTGTATGATACTTATGCCTTGTAAAACTAAAAAACAACTCACATACTATGAAATGCATTATCAATGTAAGTATGAGTGTTTAATCCCAGGAACTAACAGCTATAATGACAATATACTAGGTAAGTTTTTCACTAAAGATTTGGTTTAATAAAATATTTTAACTATATTATTAGTTATGATTAATGCGGCCCTACTGCATACAGTAAATAGTGTATTAGGAAAAGGAAAAGAAACAAGTAGTAATAACTATGCGTATAAATGTCCTTTTTGCAACCACCATAAGCCAAAACTAGAGGTGAACATGGTACCTAATATGAAAGGAGAAAATCCATGGCATTGTTGGGTGTGTAATAAAAAAGGAAGAACACTGATTGGTTTATTTAAGAAAATAAAAGTTATTCCTGAAAAAATAGCTGAATTAAAATCAATACTTGGTTATACACAAAAAGAGGAAACTGTTAGTGACAAAACTAAAGTTGAATTACCTAAAGAATATAAACCACTAATTAATATATCTCGTACTGATATTATGGCTAAACACGTTTTAGCATATTTAAAAAAACGAGGTATTACTAAATCAGATATCCTTAAGTATAATATAGGATATTGTGAAGAAGGCAGGTATGAGGGTAGAGTTATAATACCATCATATGATGTTAATGGTGACTTAAATTATTTTATAGCCAGAGACATTAATCCAGACTCTAAGAAAAAATATGATGCTCCTAAATGTAATAAAAATGAGATTATAGGACTAGAATATTTTATTAATTGGAATGTACCTGTTATATTATGTGAAGGTATTTTTGATGCTATTGCTATTAAACGTAATGCTATACCATTACTTGGAAAAACATTTTCTAAAGCATTAATGTTGAAACTAGTTCAAAATAATGTAAAAACAGTATATGTGTCTTTAGATAGGGATGCTTTAAAAGATGCTTTAAAATATGCTGAGGAACTTCTTAACTTAGGCAAAGATGTTTATTTAGTGGATCTACAAGACAAAGATCCATCAGAAATGGGCTTCGAAAAATTCACCAAATTAGTTCATGAAGCCGAGCAGTTATCTCTAGGTG